ACAGCGGGGTCAGAATGTCAAGAAATAGCTTATGCGGGGTTATGCGAAGATTTACGCAAGTTTTCGGCGGTCTTGCGGCGTTTTTTCGACAATTTGAACGAAGATTCGCGGTTTCGCGTTCGGCCCCCGAGAATTCGCTGGCGTTAAATTATGATAATCCGCGTAAAATATATCTTGACGCGAGGTTATTCGCTCTATATAATTATATCTATAAATGACAGAAACAAACAAAAGAATAATACGCACACATTTTCAGAAATATGATGCTGCCTATGTAACACTATTGTTTATGGTAGTGTCAGTAATACTAATCGTATTAGAACACAAGGAGATAATTAGCTGAAGCTAATCCTTGACAAAACAGAAAAAGCCCTATATAATATAGGTATAAATAAGAAATTAACCAAACTTTTCACAGGAGAAAAAACATGACAGAAGTTGCAAGAGCAAAAAACTACACAGACGAAATGGTCGCACAAATGACTGAGGCGTATGTAGCAAACCCTACAAGGGAAACAGTAGAAGCTTTAGCTGCTGAAATGGGTAAAACTGTAAGAAGTATCATAGCTAAGCTTTCTAGAGAAGGTGTTTATGTGGCACAACCAAAGGTAACCAAAACAGGTGAGCCAGTTGTTCGCAAAGCAGAACTAGTTGCTCAGATTAATGGACACTTCGACGCAGACCTGCCTACTTTAGTAAAAGCTAGCAAAGCAGATCTACAAAAACTAGCTGACCTTTTAGGCTAGTCCACCAGAGGTAGGGTGGCGCAGAGTTACCCTACCAAAGTGCCAAAAATATTTTTAGCAAAACGTAAAAAAATTCTTGACACGGCTTCCAAAATTTAGTATAATATATACAGAAATTGAGAAAAAGAGACCAAAAGTAAAAAATAGCCTTCGGGCTTTATGATTGAGCAATAGCCAATAAATACACTTCTCTTCTCATTCTCAACAGCCTCGGCTCTCTCAAGGCTTAATTAATATGAGAGACGGCAGGGGTAGTGCCGATAAAATCTTCCCCTCTCTAAGTGGAGTAGTCACTTAGCGTTGCCCACTCACGAAATTAGGTGGGGGTTGATTGAGCCGTAGATACACGCCTGAAATATCTCGGGAGCGGAATGCTCAGGTACCAAGTAGTAAATCTACTCCCTGAACGTAAGTCCTTTGTACACACAAGGGCAGTCACAGTAGTAATAAATCTAGGTAGCTAAACCATTGATAGTATTGGTAGAGAACTGAATGTAAATAAAACTCGCTACTCGCATAATGGTAACTCGTTACGTTTACCTTCACTTTGGAGTCTCAACAAGAATGGGATAAGTATGCAGATGAAAATAACTCCCTGCATAGTGTGACCCTCCTTCGCAAGCGGAGAATAAAATGCAGTTTTGCGGTCGTGGAAGGAACACGGCGGGTAGCACCCCATCCCAACCTTATCAAATAATGTTGGGAATACCCACTTTTTGAACCCAGCCAAGTGCTGGGTTTTTTTGTGCCTGCAAAAAATAGTTCTTGACATCGCGTTAAAAGCCTGATATAATATACACATAATGAAAAAAGAACAAAAAAATACCAAGAGAAAAAAGTTCAACCCTGTAGCAAAATTTGCTAGGTTATTTAATCGTGCAACTAAGTTCCGCGACAGGTCAAAATATTCTCGAAAGGTAAAACATAAAGATAAGGAGTAGCGAAATGACAACAATTTTATTAAGTACAACAGACAAGCAACTGCAAATGCTTAGAGACAGACAAGACACTATCGGAAAAGACGCTAGAACAGAAATCCAGCGTAGAAAAATGATTGGATATTGTGATGGCACAGCTATCGAACAGATAGATGCTAAAGCCCCAATCGTAGAGCCTGAATCTACAGTAGGTACAATCAGGAGCGTGTAGTGAGAAATAGCAGATTTAAGAATAACATTGTCAAGAAATCAGCTAGAAGGCGAGTAATAAACTTCCTAAAGAATTCTTTTAAGAAAACAGAAGAAATAACTATAGATGAGTACGACACGCCTTACACGATTACTCCCACACAGGACGAATGGGATAGACATGATAGACATATGCTACCAATAAGAGAGGCGCAAAAACACCATGATTATTGATCAGCAAACACATATAGGGGTTCGTATCATACAAGGTACAAATATAGATGGGCTAGTACATCTATTAGTGGAAAAGAACCCCAAACTAGCAGAGGAGCTATCGAACAAGATAGCATGGAAATTACAAGACAACGATTTAACAGAAGGAGAAAACAATGCCAGCTAAATTTAAAAACAGCGAAAGAGCACACAATAGGGACGGCTTTGGTAGAGCTATAAAACAAACAAGCGGACCAAAGAGATATGTTCACCACTACTTAAAGTGCCAAAGTGAACAAACTTTATTCGATGCTATCAATAGTGATAGAACGAAGCCAAAACACAGACAAAAGTTTGTAAACGAACTCGTAAGAAGGGGAGTAAGAATTGTGTGGAGGTTAGCAGATGACCAGTAAGGAAACAGCTAAAGAGCTTTGGAAAATGAATCAGCTACACGTATCGCAGAATGATGGTGTTGTTAGAACGCATGGTGGTCAGATAGTAGGAAAGCAAAAGTGGATAGTAAATGTAGATTATTCGCTAGATACTAAGGAAGGCGAAGACTTTATAGTCAACGCCGCATCCTCAGAAGAAGCAGAGGAGAAAGTACAAAAACTATTGGAAGGACAAGCTAGAAGAAAAGATATGTCTTTAGGCTCAGTATTTATAAACTTTGCAGGAACAAAGGAACAGATAGATGGCTAAAGATAATGTTATAAAGTTTCCAACAAAAAGCATCTCTATGAAAGCTAGAATAAGTACATATCAAAATCGAATGGACGAGATAGAAATAGAAAATCAGTACATGGTTGACGATATTGCTTATCTAGGGAGGGCTTTGAAAAAGAATAAAGAAGAAATGGCTAAGATATTAAAAGAAATGGCTGTAATAAATGGAGAAGCGGGAGTATACGACCCGCAAGCTCACTTTGAGAACGAGTGGGGAGATGACTTTGAGTTTACCCCTGATTTTGACATAGATGATCCAGAGGAGGATTAATGGAATACATAGGAAAAGAAGATAGTATAGCATACGATGTGGATGAGAAAGGCATGCTAACTATAAAAATAGACACCACAAAAGAAATCGGACCCAGCGCTAGTGGTAAAACAACATTGATTGCTAGCAGTGCAGGTAATGCTAAACTGGACGTAGGTTTGAATGTAGATTGTTTCTTAGGCTTAAATTTATATTATAAGTAGTATGGCGACGAATTATACAGACGAACAAGTAGAAGTAATGGTAGCATGGTACAAAGCTGACCCAACTAGAGATTGTGTTGAAACCTTAGCAAAAGAGTTTGACAAGAGTATAAAATCTATAATTGGAAAGCTGAGTAGAGAAGGCGTATACCAAAAGCAAGTCTACAAAACAAAAACAGGTGAAGTGCCAATGACAAAGGCAGACATAATATTAAATCTATCCCAGCTACTAGATATAGATAGTACGAGAATTATGGGATTGGAGAAAGCCCCAAAGCAAGATATTAAGTACCTAACTGAAAATGTCAATAAAGTAATACTGGAGATACAAAATGGCTAATCATGTAATGAAGAAATACATAGGCAAGATAGAGAAAACTATCTGGATAGTTGAAGAAGTACAAATCATAGCTGAGACAGAGAAAGATGCTGAGGAATTGCTAGATGATTATTGTGCTGGTGAAGATTCCAGTAGTGTTACTAAGACTGAAACAGAAGAGCAAGAAACTGAAATTGATATGAGCTGGATTGACTCTAGCGAAGAGCTGAGTGTTGATGAGTTTATGGAAATTGATGGAGGTCAAAGTGCTTACAGGGACTGAACTGGCTAAGTTACAAAATGGAGAATTAGTGCTAGGACAATATGATGAGGTAGAAAAGTACGCAGAGGAACAAAATACTTGTGTAGATAGATACTTTGACTATGTAAATCCTAGCACAGTCTACAAGCAATTTAAATATGTAGGAAAGGGAGAGAACCCATACGGGGTTGCAAAACCAATCTATGAATGGAACGAAGACGGATCTTTCAAGGGCTATAAAGTATTTAAAGAGAAGTTTTAACGAAACCGTAGCGGGGTTGCAATGACCCCATTTACCTCAAACCGCAACGGGGTAGTAATAGTCTAGGGGAAATTTACGAAAGATGAGTGCAATGTGCATTAAGTTACTTAAACTTATAAGTAAAATAGCTTTTAAATATTTTCGGTTGGCGGAAGTTATGGAAGAAAGTTTAGTTGAAAAGAGGACGGAATCGTACTCAATTGTGTTGAAGTGTTTAATTGACATTAGCGTTGTTAGATTCAAGTGGTACAATTAATTGATTTAATTATATATAGATACAACAATTCAATAAGAGACATCAGTCTTCGAGACCATCTCTTCTAAGGAAGAGCTGTCTCTCGAGTGATGCTCTTTGTATTAGTTTTGTTGGTTTATAAACAGTAGCTATCTTCGTTATTGCCAATTTATGTTATTATTATATCACAATTTTAACAATATTACAAGTATAGTTTTTGGTGACCTCATTGTGCGTCAATTCTGTGCGGGATTCATCTAACATAAAAAAGTGTAATTTATGAGTAGCAAATCATGAAATCGTGAGTTAGCGTAGGTGTCGTGGAAGTGGCTTGAGAGAATTTTCTTTCTGAGTCTGTGCTGCTCTCCGTTTTGCAGCGTTCATTTTCTGTTGTCTCTTTTGTGCTGGCTTAGTATAATACTGCTTATTTCGAAAATCCTCTAACTTGCCAGACTTTTGAACCTTACGCTTAAAGTTTCGGAGTAGCCTGTCAAAGTTGTATTGTGGTGGTTTTCTTCGCATATTATCTTCGTGTTGAATCAAAAGTCCAACCTCTTTTGCGGAGGTAATGCACTTTGCTTCGTATGGCTTGCGGAGATTTTTCTAGCATAATTGCCATCTCACTGATTTCGATCTCGCCGTAAAACCTCTTGAGAAGCTTTACTTGTTTATCAGTCCATTTATTAATTTTTTCCATACAAGTATTATACCAAAATGAGAAACTAAAGTCAAGAACTATTTTTACCAACCCTTGTAATTTTTCTTGACATGGCTCTGAAAAAGGTTTATAATATAGTATAAATATAAAAAAGGAAAAATTATGATAATACACGGCAGTATAAACTACAGTCCTTGTGGTCGCAAAAGAAAGACTGTAGCAAATCGTAAAAGAAAAGTGGCAAGAGCGAGTGGAAAACCATTGGCGAAACCACAGTATCTAAAAGATATGGAGGAGTTTGATGCAAAGTACCCTAGTATGAAAACTACGAGTAGTAAACCTATAGAAGATACCTCTTACAAACAAGAAATTTCAAGGCAGTACACAATCTCAGTTGCATACAACAAAGGTGCGTATCAAGTTATTCCAAAAGGAGAAGTAAAATGGATTGGCAAATAGACATATATTATTTAGTATTCTTAGGTTTCTGTATTCACTTTGCGTGGATATTAGGAAAGAGACAAGGAATCTCAAGTACGCTAAGCCACTTAGCAGAGAAAGGCTTATTAGAACTAGATGAGGACTGAAAAATAGTTCTTGACAAGGTGGTTTAATTTTGTTATAATTATATAGTGAAATTTATAAAAATTCACAGAAAGTTACGCGGAGTTGCAAGTCTCCCATAAACAAAACTTGTTTTATGTCTGGCACGAGTAGGAAACAAAAAGCTTTCCGAGGGCGAGGTAGGAGTTCTCATTCCACCATGAGACGGGTTTTTCAGACATAAATTTTATTAATCGAAGTATCGAAAGAACTTCACAGAGTATTCCGAAAGGATACTAAGGAGAAACCAATGACTGGATTAACAGCATTAAACTTTAATGATTTCGACAAATTATTTGTCGGATTTGATCGCTTACACAATGAGCTAACGAGAAGAGCCGAGACATCGCCTCTTAGTAATTACCCTAGATACAACCTAGTGGCTATCGGAGAGGATGCATACCGCATCGAGATGGCGCTACCAGGCTGGAAAAAAGACAATATTGATATCAAGCAACACAAAAATAAACTTACCATAGAAGGTAAGGAAAAGCAAGAGCTAGGTTCTGATGAGGAACGCTACATCCATAAAGGATTAAGCGGTAAGACCTTTAGCAGAATTTTTACGCTCGGTGACTGGGTAGAAGTATCAGATGCAGGGTTTAAAAGTGGTTTATTAGTAATCAATTTACAGGTGAATACACCTGATGCAGAAAAGCCAAAAGACATTCTTATTGGCTAAGGAGAAAAGAAATGCAAATAGCAAGACGATTCTTGGATCGTTATGCGAGTGTGCAAGCGTTTCAAGAAATTAAAGCAAAATACTGTCCTGATGGACAAACTTGCGAAGCAGTAGTAGGAATGGGAATGATAGTAGGAACAATATATATACTAACATGGCCTTTCTTTAATTATTTATGATTATATCAGACACAGCTTTAGTAAAGTTAAAGGAAAGAATCGCCTCAAGCACAGCTTGGGGCGTTCGCCTTTCTGTAAAGGGAGGCGGGTGCGGAGGCTATACATATGAGTTAAGTTATGCAGACATGCCTGATTTAACTGATGTGGTATACAAAAACGTACTAGCAGTTGATAGTTTCAGTTGGAACTATGTAAAAGACGCACAATTAGAATGGAAAGTAGAAGGGGTACAAGAAGAATTTGTAATCGAAAACGGAGGCATAGAAACAGGACGCTGCGGTTGTGGTGAAAGTTTCTACATGGAGTAAAAATGAAAACAAGTAATAATGGAATAGATTTAATTAAGCACTTTGAAGGGTGCGAAACAGAAGCATACTTATGCCCAGCAGGAGTATGGACAATCGGATATGGACACATAAAAGGGGTGCAAGAAGGTGACGTAATTACAGAACAACAAGCACACGATATGTTAGTAGAAGAACTAGAAGAATATGAAGGTTACATTAAAGATTTCGTTGAAGTTCCTCTAAGCCAGAACCAGTTCGATGCTTTAGTATCTTGGGTTTATAACTTAGGGAGTGGTAACTTAAAAAGTAGTACTCTTCTAAAAGTATTAAACAGTAGAGACTATGATGGTGTTCCAGAACAAATATTAAGATGGAACAAAGCAAATGGACAAGTGCTAGAAGGTCTTGCAAGAAGAAGAGAATCTGAAGCAGAACTCTTTGCAGAAGCAAGACATCATGGAACTTAAGTACGAAGGTAAGTCTTATTTTATAGGACAAGAAATGTGGGATAAAATGAATGCACATGCTCTGCAAAGAGGCATGACACTAGATGAGTATATCGCAGAAGCATTTACAAAATTAAAGGAACACAATGAAAACGCAGACATACGAAATAAAAATAATATTTGACGCTGATGTTGAAGATGGCGATCCCAAAGATTGGCTGCCTGAAGCATTGGAAGAAGGACACTTTAAGTACAAAACTCAAAAGATTTTTAGTACTGAAGTAAGTCCTATCGACAAGGAAGACCCTATCCACAAGTGGATAAAGGACTTCAAATGACAGTCGAAATAAACAATTTAAGAATAGCCATAAACTTAATAGAAGAAAAACAAAAAGCAACTAACAGTGCTTCACTATGGCAAAGTTACGAAGAGGAGTTAATCGATCTTCGTAAAAAACTGGGAGAGTTAGAATGTCAAATGGACAACAAAACATAGGACAATTTTCTGGTGATATGGACAGAAACGAAGTTGAGATAGATCTTAACAAGTTTATGGCTTTATTACAGGAGAAGTCCGAACTCAAAGACAGGATTAGAGAATTAGAAGATATAAGTAATGTAAACCCTTATCAAAAGGTAGTGTTTTTAGCACAAACCGTTGATAGCTGGAGAATATTTCCAAGGGCATTTTTAAGTATCTATATGTTTCTTCTCTATTATGCAACATTTTGGTTTATGGATATACCTGAGCCATCTTTAGAACAATCAGGCTTAATATCAGTATTAGTCGGAGCAGGCGCAGCTTGGTTTGGATTATATGCTGGAACACACAAAGCCCCAACCGCAGGACAAAAAGAATAATTAAAAAAATAGACAACATAGAAAAAGTACACCCAATGAGGCAAGTTGCCATAATGTCGGTAGTTCAAGTTATAGCACTAGCCTTTATGGTTGTATGTATGTATTTAATAGGAGTAATATTTAATTGAAAATAGTAATTTATAGTAAAGATAACTGTCCCTTTTGCGACAAAGCAATAGGCTTAGCAAAACTAAAAAAGACAGAGTTGACAATCAAAAAATTAGGAGTAGATTTTGAAATAGAAGATATGTTTCAAATGTTTCCAACAGCTAGAACTTTTCCACAAATAGTTTTAGACGGGAAAAACATTGGTGGGTATACTGAATTTTCACAACTCATAAAATAATACTTGACACAGCACTTAAAATTTAGTATAATAACACTATGAATATTTTTATACTTGACGAAAACATAGACAAGTGTGCAGAAGCTCATGTGGATAAACACATTGTGAAAATGCCCTTAGAAGCTGCACAGATGTTGTGTACAAATCATTGGATAACAAAATACTTAGGACACATACCGAGAAAACTAGAATCACATGAATGGCAAATTATCAAAGAAGCTAAAACAAATGAAGTCAGAGACTTTCCTTACTTACCTACTATGTACAACCACCCTTGTACTATTTGGGCTAGGGTTAGTCTTGATAATTATGAGTGGCTTTTCTGCTATGCGCTCGCACTCAATGATGAATACAGATACAGGTATGGAAAGGAACATAAATCAGTGTATGATGTCATACTCAAATTACCCGACATCATTCTACCAAGGAGTGGACTCACGTCATTTGCTCAGGCTATGCCAGACGAACTCAAAGGAGATAACGCAGTCGAAGCTTATAGGCGATTCTACCACAAAGACAAAGCAACCTTTGCAGAGTGGAAGTACAGAGACAAGCCCCAATGGTGGTTAGAAGAGGAAGCAGACTATGAGAGTCGTATTACGAGATAAACCTTTATGCACAGTATTTTTCCCAAAAGACTGGAGTCAAGAAAAAATAGACAAATGGTTATGGCAATACTATAACCACAATAATTTATTACATTAACAGGACATAATGACAGAAGAAACAGAACAAAAACAATTTAACGACTATGCAAAATTCGTTAGAAGCACCACCTCAGACGAAAGTCTACACACAATAGCCTTAATAGGCAGATTACACAGTCTACAAGACGAACACGGAATCGAGTTCCCTCAGCTAATCACAGCATCAATCGGTATGCAAGCTGAATCAGGAGAGTTTTCGGAAGTAATCAAAAAAATCATATTTCAAGGAAAAGAATTTAACGAAGACGAAAGATTTCACCTCATGCGTGAGCTTGGCGATGTACTATGGTACTGGGTTCAAGGTTGCACTGCGTTAGGGTACACTCCACAAGAAGTTATGGAAGAAAATATAAATAAACTAGAGAGTAGATACCCTAACGGATTTGAAGTAGCAATGTCTGAAAACAGACAGGAAGGAGACATATAATGGAGAAAAGAAAAATACCTGCGCATCATAGACAAGCCTTTGCAGAAGTAGAAGCTTGGAGAGAAGATAAAAAACTATTTGGTGTAGAGATAGCAGAACAGATAGCTATAGATAAAGAAAGAGGAGATATATAATGGTTTTAATGAAACAACACTACCACACTTTTCAACACGAAACACGTACCGCAGAAGTATGGAAAACACAAAAAGGTGAGTGGGCTACTAGACATTATGAGAATAGTGGTAGCGGTAGTGTTTGGCAAAAAGACATAATACACAAAGGAAAAAGTGAGTCGTGGGCAGAAGATGCCGCAGAAAACTGGGTAATGGGAGTTATGAAGTGATAGATATATTTTTATTACCTTTTTATTTATTTAAGTGGGCATTTTCTTTAGTATTTTGGTGGTATTTATTAGTAATTATAACAAGTACAGATGCATATTATGATGTAGCTGACAAACTTAAGGATAAGTGGTATGGGTACAGAGAAAAATAAATTTAATGAAGATTTAGTATTACATAAAGTAAAAGCTTATATAGATAATACTTATAATCAACATTATGGCAAAGGTAACATTCAAACAACAGAAGTTACTTTTGACTCTGGGCATGGAGAAAGTTTCTGTATAGGGAATATTTTAAAGTATGCTCAAAGATTTGGCAAGAAAGAAGGAAAAAACGAACAAGACCTCTATAAAATTATACACTATACAGTAATGATACTAGGTAAAATGGAAGAGGAAAAACAAAATGAACACAGAGAATTTGAAGATCATATGCAAGAAGGAGTAGAGTAGTGCCACGTGGAGTTAGAACAAAATCATATGAAAAGCTAGATGAAACAAACTTACAGAGAGTATGGGAAGCACTAAATAGTAGTAGTCCTATTACAAAGAAAGAAGCATGCGAAATGCTTAATATTACATACAATACTACTAGACTTAATAGAATACTAGAAGAGCATACAGATACTATGCAGTATAGAGCTAAACGTAAATCTCAACTAAAAGGAACTAAAGCAACTCCTGATGAAATAAAACAAGTTATTGAGTGGTATTTAAGCGAGCATCCTGTGTCAGAGATTGCACAGAGGATGTACCGCTCTTCTACATTTGTTAAAAACATAATTAATAAAGTAGGAGTACCAGAAAAACGTCCTAAAACAGAACAAGGTGCGAAACACAAAGTAGGCTTTTTGCCAGAAGAGTGTGTTTCTGAAAGTTTTGAAGTAGGAGAAAGAGTTTGGTGTGCAAGATATGACCTGCCAGGCATAATTAAAAAAGTAATGCCAAATACAAAACAAACAAATTATAAAGATAAATATGGCGTAGATTGTTACCATGTTTATGTAATTGAAATAACAAACTTTGATACTCCCAACTTTGGGTATCAAGAAGTAGGTGGGTATAACTCCCATCAACTAGCCTATGATTTAGGTAGTTTGAAACATTTACAAAAGTACGGCGCTGACATTCAACCAGCTTAAGGAACTAAAATATGGACATTTGGATCGTCCTAGCGGCAGGGTATGTCGCGACATCTATTATGCTATTTTTCAGAACTTACTTTATCTGTGTTAGAATGATAAAGGAGTATAAACCTGATAGTATAATAATTCAATATAGAACCCTACATGCATTAATATTTGCAATAGGGATAGTATTAATAACCATACCCATAACAAGAGTAGTATTTAATAATAATATTCGTAAAAGATTTTGTATAGGGTATGTAAATTCAGTAATGGAGAAAAAATGAGAACAATAATGAAAAAGGCACTTAAATTAAAATATGAAGGTCAGATAGCAGAAGCAGACGCCAACATAGAAATTTATTTAAAAAATCCTGCTGGAATCGGAGAACACTCAGATGTTATAGCAGAAGTCGATAAACAAATAGAGCTGGCGGCCTCAGCTCAAGAAAAACTAGATTATCTAGGAAAAATAGGAAACTAACTATGTTAAACAATACGCTTGAAGAGGAATTAAGAGTATTACTATGTGAACAAAAAAAGGAGATCGCTATCCTTAAGCAAAACATACAGCAGCTACAATCGATGGTTGCTGAAGAGTCAGAACAGAAATATCGTGCATATATAAAGTATGCGGATTTACAAAGGGAATTTGATATATAATCAAAAAACAGTTCTTGACATGGCGTCTATTTTTCTGTATAATATTTATATATGGGAGATAGATTTTATCAACAACAACTCGAAAAACTAGGTACATACCCTGGCTATCGAGGTACAAAAAGGAGAAGAAGAATGGCATGGACAGATGAATCCAAAGCTCAGGCAGTTGAAATGTACACAGATGCAGAAGCAACTCCAGAGACATCAATGGAAATCGTAAAAGATATAGCTGAAGAGTTAGGTGAATCACCTAATGGAGTCAGAATGATTCTTACAAAAGCTGGCGTTTATGTGAAAAAATCTCCTGCAGCTAGAAGTACTTCACCATCTACAGGTGGTGGTACATCTAGAGTAAGCAAAGCAGATGCACAGGAAACCCTAAAGGGTGCTTTAACTGATGCAGGTCAAGAAATTGACGCTGACATCATTGACAAGCTAACTGGCAAAGCCGCAGTTTACTTCGCAGGTGTAATCAACGCAATAAATAACTAATAAGCTACCATTACTCGAAGAAAGAGTTTTCTTAACAGTAATGGAGTATATTAGTGAAAAAAGCAGACTTTATAAGTCAAGTTGATAAGTGCGGTGACGCAGTTATCACTTATAGAAGTACCAACTCAAGAAAGTTAAAGTATAATGTTTGTACTTTAAATTTCGATAATAAGTATATTCAGAGCAAGAAGAACCGTGCCAAGGAAACTAAAGACACAGTTCTTCTTTTCTGTTGGGATACAGATTCATATAGGTTACTAAGACCAATGAATGTAACAAGCATTGTTCCCCTTAGTGCAATACTGAGGAACAAGCGATGAATATATATGACGCTCCCGAAGCGTATGAAAAATTAATTTCACAAAATGCTGATGGTACAGAGCAAGTGAAACTAACAATTAATGAGTTCAGAGGAACAGAGTATTTACATCTTAGAAAATACTACTTAGACTTTGATGGAGATTTTAAGCCTAGTAAGGACGGCGTAGCCATGGCTCTTGATTTCCAAAACTCAAAGGCGTTATTTGAAGGGTTAGTTGAGATACTGTCCCTTGCAGAAGTAAAAGACACCTTAGAAACTCACTTCAAAGATATTTTAGATGAAATTTACCTAAACTAAATTTAGTTCTTGACTTGTATTTAAATTTTTGTTATAATAGTACAAATGAAAATATATAATACAGATTTATGCAAGATTTAAAAGAGTTCTTAAACAAAGCCAGCGATGCCTATTACAAAGGCTCACCTATCATTAGTGATAGTGAGTTTGATAGTCTTGCAAGTTCTATTAATTACCAAGAAGTTGGTAGTAAACAAGACAATAGAATTGCCCACCACTTTCAAATGTTTTCTTTACAGAAAGTATTTGACAACGAAACAAACAAAGACCCCTTTAATAAATACAAAGGAACAGTATTAGTTACTCCTAAGTTAGATGGAGCAGCTGTTTCTTTACTTTATATTAATGGAAAGTTTGTACAAGGATTGACTAGAGGTGATGGTATAAAAGGCTTGGACATTACAGAGCATTTAAGAACATTAGTTCCTGAAATGTTTCATGGTTCCGCTTATATAAATCAAATTACAGGAGAAGTTGTAGCACGAAAAGAAATAAAAAATGCTAGAAACTATGCTGCTGGTGCTTTAAATCTAAAAGATATTGACGAATTTAAGAGTAGAGAACTGAAGTTTATAGCCTACGGTGTCCAACCTCATATTCATGAGGGTTGGGAAGCTGACTTAAAACAGGCAAAAGCTTTTGGTTTCTGCACAGTATTAGATAGTAATTGGAATGAGTATCCTGACGACGGATTAGTATTCAGAATAAATAATAATGAAGAGTTTGAAAAACGAGGATATACTTCACACCACCCTAGAGGCGCATATGCCTTTAAAACAATACAACAAGGAGTTGAAACTGAGCTAGTAGATGTTCTATGGAACGTTGGAAAGTCAGGTGTTGTTGCCCCTGTAGCAGTATTAAAACCTATTGAAATAGATGGGGCTGTTGTTAGTAGAGCAACTTTACATAATATGGCACATATAGAAGCTTTAAACTTAGAGATAGGCTGTAAAGTAGAAGTTATAAGAAGTGGAGAAATCATTCCTCGTATAGTAAGGAGAATATAATGGCAAATCACGTATCATTTTATATAACAGCAACCGAAGATGTAGATTTTACTAAAGAATTTAAGATGCAGACTTATACTCGCACTTGGGAAGATAATTCTTGGGAGGTCACAGAAGCAATAGAACTAGAAAAACAACCCTTCATGGAAAATCTGGGTCAAAAGTGGTCATTAGAAGATGGCGATAGTTGGCTTGAAAATAGCTATGATTGGTATTGTGAAAATGTTGGAGCAAAATGGTGCAATGTTGAAGATGTAGAAGAAACTCAGGTTTATGGATACTCAGCATGGTCACCCCCAATAGAAATGTTAGGGCACTTAGCTGGGCATATGAAAGCACATTTACGAATGACTTATGAAGATGAGTTTAGAAACTTTGTGGGAGTTGCTTGGTCAGACGATATGGGCAACACTTCTTTTGAAGAAACAGACGGCGACGACTTTGTAGAGCAATTATGTGAAAAACTAGGTATAGACGAACTGCCAGACGATTTTGAATGGTGGGAAGAGCATAAAGATAGTGGTATTATTCCACAAGAGTGGATGGATGACGCTGTTTTAACATGGTTTGATGAACAGTAGTGCCAAGTATAGGCAAATATAACGAAACATATTTTCGTAATCACCCCGAAGAAGCTGAGAAAGACGGAGTCTTATATGGCATTGTTCTAGTAAATAAAAAGACATTTGAAAGAGAATGTATAAAGGTAGGAATCGCTTCGGGAAAGGATTGGAGGCATGTAATTAAGCGTAGTGGCGGTTTTAAAGGATACGATATTCGTATTCAAAAAACTTGGTCAGATACTCTTTATCATGTCTGGATTCAAGAACAATACCTACATGAAATTTACCAACATGACAAATATGAACCAAAAGTCAAGTTTGGAGGTCATACTGAGTGTTTCAAAATTGATTCGCTTATTCTTCAGGACTTTCCGAAAAATAAATCTTGACATGGCAACTCATTTTTGTTATAATATATAAATAGAAATTGAGAGACAAACATTGCAAACGATAACACCACCAACAACCTGCCCTACTTGTAGTACAGAACTTGTGTGGGAGAAAGATCAGTTATTTTGTTATAATCCAGATTGCTCTGGTAAAACAAGTAGAAAACTGGAACACTTTGCAAAGACTCTTAAAATTAAGGGACTCGGCCCAGCCACTATAGAAAAATTAAAAATAGTAAACTTTTTTGATTTATATGAGCTACCATTAGATATGATGATAGACGCACTTGGCTCCGAGAAATTAGCAGTAAAACTCCATAGAGAAATTGAGAATAGTAAACTTACCGACTTAGTCGATTTACTACCTGCATTTTCTATAAAGTTGATTGGTAAAACCGCTTCTCAAAAGATTTGTTCAGTAGTACAAAGTATTACAGAGATAACAGAAGAAAATTGTGAGAAAGCAGGCTTAGGACCAGCTGCTACAAATAACTTACTAGATTGGATAATTGAAGAATTCACTGGTGGGTATGACCGACTACCATTTAGATGGCAACAACTAGCAAAAATCACTACAGAAAATAGTGCTAAGGACATGGGAGTCGTATGCATATCAGGAAAACTAACTAGCTATAAAACTAAAGCAGCCGCTACAGAAGTATTACAACAAATGGGCTATCTTGTGAAAAGCAGTTTAACCAAAGATGTAACAATTTTAGTAAACGAAAGCGGGATCGAATCCGCCAAAACACAGACAGCCCGAGGTAGGGGTGTTAAAATAATAACAAACTTAGAAGAAATAATAATAGGAAAATAATCATGGCATTACCAAAATGGACAGATGAAAGAACTCAACAATTAGTTGACTTCGTAGGCAGTGAGTCACCTATCTCACAAGCCACAGTAGCTAACGCTGCTGATGAGTTAGAAACTTCAACAAGATCAGTTTCTAGCAAATTAAGAAAAATGGGACACGACGTAGAACTCGCTTCTTCAGTATCAAACAGAACTTTTTCTGAAGAACAAGAAGCTACACTACAAGCATTTGTAACAGATAACTCTGGTGCATACACATATGCAGACATTGCTAACTCTTTCGAGAGTGGAGCATTTTCTGCTAAATCAATACAAGGGAAGATCCTCTCAATGGAATTAACTTCTCATGTAAAACCAGCTGAGAAACCTGAATCAGTTAGAACTTACTCTCCCGAAGAAGAAGCAACCTTTACTAGCATGGTAAACGATGGTGCATTTGTTGAAGAAATCGCAGACGCACTTGGCAAAACTGTTAACTCTATCAGAGGAAAGGCTCTTAGCTTACTTAGAAGTGGCGACATAGGCGCTATACCTAAGCAAAAAGAAACTAAAGGTTCTAGCAAAGCTGATCCTTTAGCGGAAGTCAGTGACTTAGGCGACATGACTGTCGAAGCTATAGCTGACGAAATTGGCAAAACTGTAAGAGGCGTTAAAACAATGTTGACCAGAAGAGGTCTAACTTGTGCTGATTACGACGGTGCTGCAAGAAAAGAAAAAGCTTCTAGCTAATTCTTTTTAATTTTCATAAGGTAGGGGAGATTTAGTCTCCCTTATCTTTCTTTATCTGGGAGGATATAATATTGAACTTAACTTCAGCTTTACTGAAGCAAATTATTACGCAAGAAGATTTTGATACTTGGGGCAACCTAAGGGAGAATTATTTACCTGGCGAATATCAATCTGTTCATAAAGTTATATCCACTCACTTAAAAAACTTTGGAAGTCTTCCGACTTTCGAAGACCTCAAACTATCCGTTCGTGATAGAAAACTACAAGAAAAAATATTTGCTGTAGAGGCTGTTGAAGTAGATGTCGACGCCTGGGTTTTGCTTGAGTATCTAAAAAATGAATACACACAAGTAGAAATCCTAGATGAATTAGACAAGTTTATCGAAAAGACAGTAGCTATATCAGCTGCTGAAGATAATGTGGAGTCTCTACAACAAATAGTTTTAGACATAGGAGAAAGAGTAGACTTAAAAACTCCAGAAGAAGACATGAAAACAATTAGTCTGTTTGATTCTGAAGATCAACTTAAAAAGTATTTACCTCTAGGACTCAATGATGAGTATGACCAAAGTATGAAATTTTCACCAAGAGACTTAGTTCTAATTGGTGGACGTAGAGGTGCTGGTAAAACTCTTACTTGTGTAAATATTGCAACAAATGTTTACAATCAAGGACGAAGTGCTATCTATTTTACAATAGAAATGGATAGTCGTTCTATACTACAAAGAATGTGTTCACTAGGTGCAAGAGTACCTGTGGGCAGATTAACTACTAAAAACCTTACAAACACAGAGTGGAACAGAGTAGCAGAGTGGTGGGCAGGAAGATTTGATGGGGGTAATGAATTATTGCCAAGATTCTATGATGATAGAAATTTTGAGGATTTTCATTCAGCTCTTATAAAAAATCCTTTACACAAAGACAGACAGCTAGAAGTAGTCTACGACCCAGTACTAAGCTTAACTAGAATAAGAAAAGAACTAGAAGCAAAAGTAAAACAAACAGATGTTGGAGTAATTATTGTAGATTACATAAACCAAGTAAAAAGATCAAACGTACCCGCCAAAGGTGGACAGTATGATTGGACAGAACAAATTGAAGTTAGTAAAGCTTTAAAAGCAATGGCACAAGAATATGAAGTGCCAGTATTCTCTCCTTATCAAACAGATAATACAGGAGAGGCAAGATTTGCAAAAGGTATTTTAGATGCAGCAGACGCGGCATTTACTATGGAAACATGGTCACCCGAAGATGAATGTATTACATTCAACTGTACAAAAATGCGTGCAGCAAAAATGGAAGGGTTTACAAGTGTAATGGACTGGGAAACATTAAAAATCGGCCCGCAGTCTACAATGAACCCTAAGGATAGAGATGCTATAAAAGATAGCCTTTCAACAGGAGAAGATATACATGACGCAGTATAAAGATGAAGTAGAAAGACACGCAGAACTATTAGCCGCAGAAGAGTGGGGGAAACAAGTAAAGTACCTACACGCAGGAAGTGGAATAATAGAAGTTGCATATAATAATGGACAAAAACACTTTGAAGAAACAGCTACAGGTAAAAAGTGGCAGACAGGAGTTGACTACAATACAGAAAGTTTAGTAGATAAATTCAACAGATATATGAATGATGTTAGTGTAGGAAAAGAACCTTATGGCAAGTGATAGAATAGGCCTAACAGCAGCAAAACTAGTTGCAGTACCTCCTTTTGAAGTAAGAGCTGTAACAACGAATTTTGTATTGGCTCAGCCCACAGTAGCTGAGAACATACGCAATGTACCGTTAAATGAACCACTAGTAGAAAGTATACTAGAAGAAGGTATTAAAAACCCTCATCTATGTATGGAAAGCTGGTATCCTATAGCGGGAAGTCAAAGAATAAGAGCTGTTGCTCATATTCGAGACAATATAGATGAAAACTATAATTTAAACATAACTGTTCATAGATTTCTTAAGGACTGGCATAATGTATATTATGTTTGGAATGATAAGGAGTTTAGGGACAAAGCGATCGCCATTTGGTTCCAGATGCAAGAGGTAGTATTCAAAAGCCTGTACTATACTCACGACACTGATGGGCAAGGAACTAAAATGACGGATTTTGAAGACTTAGGCGAAGAACTAAAGTGGGAACATGATAGAGCTGATAACATTCTATCTTCTGATCCTAATAGTGATATTGGTTGTTGATTTTTAAATGAGAGTAGACGAGTTATTACAAGAAAGAAATCTTGACTTTAAAGTCTCGGGTAGAGACTATGTCATAGGTTGTTTAAACCCAGAACACGATGATAAAAATCCAAGTATGAGGGTTGACAA